TTATTGCTCTAAGCAGTTTAGTAACAATTTGCAATCTAATATTTTGGTACTAAAACTGGGGTAATGGATAGAAAGCAGCAGGTTTTGTATATCCTTTTTAAGTAACTGGACCCTCCCCTCACTGTTAGTGACAGCTAATAATTTCCTTACTTTGTAGGTAGAATTTTTAGAACTTGTCTGAGTTACAAGGCTACAGGTTGCCCCGGCAAGAGGTATCCTGTTTTCATCTGATATCTTTATAGAGATATAGTTTTGGTTACCGGCAACCTCATCTATTTCAAGATAAAGTTTAAGTTCACCTAAAACAATTCCACTATAAATATAATTATCCTCTTTGTAAAAATTTCCTGCAATGCTACTTTTTTCCAGACAACTTTGCTGACTGCGTGCCGAAAATGAAACCAACAGGAATAATACAATTAGCTGTGCCTTTATCATCATTATTAAATTATAGAAGTAAATATATAAATTAATGCAGTTAGCACAGGGAAACTATACAGAACAATATTAGACCCTATGTTGCACTCTGTTCAGATTGATACATGGCCGTTCTCTTATGCGTATATGTTTTCTTTGTGTAATAGACATATTCTCATTAGAGATTCTTCGGCTCCGTTGCACTTCGCTCAGAATGATACGACGGGTATAGTATGTTTTATTCACGCACTGTCACTGCGAGGCACGAAGCAGTCTATTTCCCGGCATTTGCTAACTTACTTATGAATCTTACTAAAAAGTATAGAAAGGCAATAATAAGTACAATACTTATTATTTTATTTTGGAAACTTGTATCATCTATCTGTTCGAATATAAATGTAAAACCCAACAGGAAAACTATTGCTACGAGTGAAATTTTAAAATAATATGCTTTTACTTTCGTCATAAATTTAATAAAAAATATACTTTAAACCCTTAAAGTTAATACAAACGATGGATGGTATATTTGTAAAAATGTTTAATAAAAAAAGCCTCAATAATGAGGCTTGATATATATCTTAGTATTAAAAACTTACTTTGAAAGTAAGTTTTTTAAGCTCTTCGGTTTTGCCAGATGTAAACCTGACACTTTTTATCTTGTCAAGTTTTTTATCTATAACAACTGTCGAGGTTTCTTTAGGCACTATAGGTTGTGCTTTCTTTTTTGTTGTTGCCATATTTATTTTCTTTTAATCAAAAATCCGTAAAAATCAGTTTTAGAGTCAAACGGTACATCTACAATTCCTCCATCTACCTGTAGTATAGCACCAAAGATACTAAAAGTTTTCGAAATTTCTTCAAAGTTCTTCGAAATTGCCATCCTGTACAGCCGGGTTCTTGAAACGGTGCTACCCATAAAAAAGAGCGCCCTTTCGGGATATATTTCAGTAAATATATAGGCCGATTTAGCAACGGTAGCTAATACCATATCCCTATCGCCATTATCGCTTATAACACTATCATCAACATCAATTTCTCCCGTCTCTTCATCAAGAATAATTTTATCTCCAAAGCCAAGGTTATAAACCATTTCGCTGTCGGTAACCGTATAAACAATAGCTTTTACAATAGTGCCTTTGGTGCCTTCGCTCACAAACTCAAAAACGGTAGCATCTGTATTAGTTGCTAAATTATATTTAGGATAATTCATTACACCAACTTAATCTTCAACTTACTAATAAAAACTCTTCTTCCCTACCGTCCTGTTTACATCTATAACATAAAAGAGTGCTTGTATGTCGTTTACATGCAGTTTAAAATCGGTAAACTCGGGGCTGTCGTTAAGGGAGTGGCAGGTAATGTAGCCCTCCTCGGTATTATGTTCTATAATTTCTTTAAGTAGCGGCATTTTGCTCTGCGTGGTGTAAATAACCCAATACGGAAAATCGCGGTAGCGCAGCTTACCGTTCCAGTGGTGGCGTTGCAGCTCGCAGGTACTCACTACGCTATTGCGGGTAATGGCGCGGGAGCTGGCATCGTCCATACTATCGCCGTTTACGCGAAATGCCACGTAGCGGCCCTGTACAGGCTTATCTACAAGGATACCATGCTGACTTAAATCCATCAAAAAGTCGGCATCCTGGTAGGTGCTCAAAAAACCTGCCTGAACATTAAACTCGGCAAGGGGCATAAGCATGTAGTACTGGCCGTTGGGCAGCTGTATAAAGCGGTTGCCGTTCTTATTTTCAAAATCATCTACCACGCTAACAATTTCCTCGTTAGCCACTACTTTATTATAAGCAACAGCAGGCTCCAGCACTTTGTGTAATATTTCACTTTTACTCCTTGGTATAGGCCTGCCCTTCTCATAATTAATAATAGTCTCGCGGCTGGCACCTATAAGGTCACCTAATTCCTTTTGGGTTAGCCCAAGTTCTTCGCGCTTCTGTTTAATCTCTAATCCTTCCATAATCAAAACTTTAGCCAACGGTTGAAAAAATTTCACATCAAAGTGAAAAAATAAACTCAAAATGATTTTGCAAAGTGGAATATTACACTTAATTTTGCATTATACTTCACAAAGATACAAACAAATGCGTAACAAACAACACGTAACCAAAGAAATAGTGGAACTAAGTGCAATAAAAGCTTCTTATAACCACTACTTAGCCTCTGGGCGTTCGATATTTGAAGTGGAAAATACCACACAGCTGCATTACAACCTGTGTGTAATAAACCGCTCGCTAAGGCAGCTTTTTGAGGAACTGAAAGGTTTAAATGAGCAATTGGCAACAGACAACAGGCAATTAAAAACAAACAACGGGCAATTAGCAATGGGCAGCTACTTTATTTCGCCCGAATTTAAAGCCCTCGAAACCCGTGCTATTATGCAGTTTAACAGCGACAGGCGGTTTACCATTACGGAGTAGTTTATAGTGATTAGTGAGCAGTCACAGTTTTCAGTCGCAGTGAGCAATGAGTCCTCTCCCATAACCCCTCTCCGAAAGAAAGGGGAACTCAAACCTTAGCAATACAAGTGCAGCTGCCCGCCTACCCGAAGGAAAGTCCCAATAACTATCGGGACCGGCATGAGTGCAGCTGGTTCCCCTCTTGAGAGGGGTTAGGGGTGTGTTTTAACGGAATAGAGATTCTTCGACTACGTTGCACTTCACTCAACATTAAAATCTTTGAAACAATATTTGTAATAATAACACATCCTCTAACCCTATTGAGAGAATACATGTGGCTGGCGCGCACTGTATGGAATTCCCCCTTTGGGGGTTAGGGGGCTAATCTTAAACAAATGACAATTACAGGAACAATTGAGAGCATTGAGTACCGCAACACCGCCGGTCATGAAAAAAAAGTAGTAACCCTGGCGCCCGATGGCAGGCAAAGGGCTTTTGTAGAATTTCGCGGCCGCCGCATGGACGACCTTGATGCCTACAAAGAAAACGACGAGATACAGGTAGCCGTAACCCTTGAAGGTAAAATAAGCAAGAACAGCGGCATACAGTACAACAACCTTGTGGCGCAGGGAGTAAGCAGTGTACAGTAAAGAGTAAGCAGTCTCAGTTTACAGTTTGCAGTGTCCTAACCCCTATCCAAACAAGAGGTGAATTCAGGCGGAACATCAAATCCGCTTACTCAAGCTTAAGGGTAAGAGTGTAGCTCCTCCCCTCTCCTTCGGAGAGGGGCTGGGGGTGAGGACAAAATCGGCAGAAATGTAGCCTGCTCCCTCTTTATAGGGTTTAGAAGTGTTTAAGCAAACAGATTCTTCGACTACGTTGCACTTCGCTCAGAATTACAGAGCATCAATATTTTGCGGTAATTCTAAATAACCAAATCTACACATCAACAAAAAAACAATAAAAAATGAACTACAAAATAAAAGGCATTATTACTGCCGTAGGCGATATAAAAACCACCAAGCTGGGCACTGCGGTGCAGCAGCTGCATTTTGAACAGGAAACCGGCAGGATGTTTTACCCATCGGCTCTTGGCACAAAAATAGAGCTCTTAAGTGACATGCTCCCCGGCGATGTAGCCGAGCTGGAATTTCATATTTGCGGATCTAAGGGTACGTACAACAACGTGATCATAGACCATATAGCGAGGGTGTAATGAAAGATCCTGCTTTTCCCTTTTATGCTCAGGATTTTTTAGTGGGCACACTGCATCTTTCCTGTCAGGAAACCGGTGCCTTTATAAAACTGCTTGCTTACCAGTGGGTAAATTTGGGAATACCCAAAAATAGGCTTGGCAGTATTTTGGGTTCCGGTTGGGATGGTGTGTGGCTATGCATTAGCGATAAATTTATAGAAAAAGATGGCGTACTGTTTAACAAACGCTTAGAAATGGAGCGCGAAAAACGTGCGCAATACAAAGAAAAACAAGCCGAAAACGGTAAAAAAGGCGGTAGGCCAAGAAAAGAAGAGTTAGCTGAAGGTGCTGTAAATGCTACTGTTACAGCTAAAAATTTTAAAGAGATTAAACCTAAAAACCCAACTAAAACCCAAAAAAAGCCTTTAGAAAATGAAAATGAAAGAGAGAATGAAAAAGAAAATATAATTGAAGCTGAAAAAGGAAAAGAGGGTATGGGAGAAAAACCAAACGGGGCAGGCTATCTCACTTCGGCAAATGTAGTTGGCGTTGGGGGTGAGGTTATCCCGCCTTTCGCCTCCGCAGAATTTGCAGACCAGTGGCAGGCCTGGAAGCGGTACCGCCTTGCCGAGCATAACTTTACCTACCGCAGTGCCGAGAGCGAGCAGGCCGCCCTTGCCGAACTGGGCACCCTGGCACACACCAGCGAAACAACGGCCATAGCCATACTGCACCAAAGCATGGGCAAGGGCTGGAAAGGATTTTTTGAACTAAAACACGATGCAACAAAACCTGCTGCCAGCAAAGGCAAAGTGCGCTACAGCGACGATTTCAAAAGAAAGATTGCTAACCGTTTACAGTCCAAATAACTGTATGCTGCATGCGCACAAGCTTACAAACCTTAGCGCGGCAATGAACACCACAGCACCCACGCTGGCGGCCATAAACCGCGAAAACGGGAAAGAATTTTCTGCAGCCCTGGTCATGGGCTGGCTCGTGTACCTTAACGACATGCTGAACCTGAACAAACCCATGACCGAAGACCAGATAGAGCACTGCGCCACCGAGGTTATTAACCTGTATGGATCGCTAAAAATGAGCGATGTTACCTACCTGTTCCGCAAGATAATAAGCGGGCAGTATGGCGAGTTTTACGAGAGCCTTACGGTACAAAAAGTGCTCACGTTCTTTCGCCAGTACTTTGACGACCGCTGCTCCTTAGCCGAACTGGAGAGTCAGCGCGACCACGCCGACTTTGCCTCCCGCGACACGTTTAACTACAGCAGTAACCTGAGGAGGATATGGGGAGGGTTGAGTAGTAAGAGTTAGTTTTTAGTTGCAGTCGTGGTATTCAGTATTCAGTGATCAGTTGCAGTTTGCAGGAGCCTGTCATTCTGAGCGGAGTGTAACGTAGTCGAAGAATCTCGATAATAACGAAGCCCTTCAGTAGTTCGTTCTTTGACATAGTGTAACATGGAGGTACAGCAGGGTTGCTGAGCCTTGTAGTAATTGTAAAATTCAATATTACAGACGCAAATGTGTTATGGACCGTCGCAAAAGCATGTTTGCATTAAAAAATTAATTATCTTTGCACTATATGAAAACCACTACTTTACATATAAAAAACCCTTCAGAAAAGCTTCTGCAGTTTGTGCGCAAACTTGCAGCCGATAAAGAAGCGACTAAAAAGGAGCTGCGCGACAACTGGGACAAGTACTTTCCTAAAAAGTAAGTTGTTTGCTATTTAATGGATTTAAATCAGGATTTTCCGTTTACAACTAAAGAAGGTCACGAGTATCTCGTGAGATTTTCACAATTTAATCCAGAGGTCATTCCGCATGATATAGCAATTCCTGTTGTAGATGTTACTATAGAATTGGTTATCTCTGCTAATCAAACTAATAATGCTAAAACATTATTTCAAATAGCAGGTTGTATAAGGAACTATGTAGAACTGCACAATGTAATTTTATACTGCTACTGCGATTCTGCACCCATACAAAAGCGAAATCCTGATTTACTGAACCAGGCATACCGAAGCCAGCTTTTTGTAAAGATGTTCGAAAAGCAAAACAACGAAGACTACATTAACGAGAAGATTATTATCGAAGACCCGGTTAACGGTAACCACTACATCCACCTGTTTTCTAAAAAGCATAATAAGCAAGCTATAAATAGCATTGCGAATGAATTGATGAGGCTTAATAAGTAAGGATAGTTTGTTTTTTGAGATTACGGATAAGTTTATAAGCGTTGTAGTTCAGTTGATTAAAAAGATATTGACATGGAGGACTCGCTATAATAATATCAAATACAAATGCCATAAGCAATCCTCCCACGCCGGCAAATAACTCGATAGATATGCAGGGAATAAACAAAATACAACGAAAAATAAGAAATACAAACAAGATACCAATACAAAAATATCCAAAAATGAATATATATATATCTAAAAATGTATACATTTGTGTATATTTACACAATAAAAAAAGCCTACTTGCGGAAACAAGTAGGCTTTAAAGCAACCATGATTTGTTTAATATCTCTGCAAATGAGCACAGTACTTAAACTTTCAACCGTTATATATTTGACGGTCATTGGCTGCTTTTTGTTAGGTTTTGGAATATTAATCCAAATCTATTACAGTTAATGAGGCTGTTCTAGACCCTAACGAAAAGAGTTATATTTACTTAACTCTTCTCACAGTTACTGTAGTTCTCACAGAAACAGTTCTTTTAACTTGTACTCTAACAGGTACAGTTCTTACTATTACTTTTCTCATTGTAAATGATTTAAGATTCGACGTTTTACTTCATTACCAGCCCTTAGATATCTCTAGTATTTAGGGGCTTTACATTTGACCCTCTCCGAAGAGATTATTTAAGGCATGTGCCTTAGAGCGTTTGGTCACCAGCAATAATTTCTGAAGAAACTATTACCGGTAATAAGTCTTGATTTGGCTGGTATTCATGTTTATAATCATTTCCCTGAATCCAGTATGGTAGACCATAAAAGCAAAGTCTGTTTTGGTTATTATATTTAACTGCTGATAGCTCTCCACTTCTCTTTAAATGTCTAACAATATTTGTTATTTTAATTTGCTTATTCTTCGCAGTGCCTGTTAACGCGTTGTAATTATCTTGCACGTCATTAATTTTCGAACCTTTTTTCAAAACATTTTCAAAAATCCACAAGATTTGTTTTTCTTTTCTCGCATTACGAGGGAAATCATGACTTGAGATTTCATCTGTAATTTGTATTTCATTTAATCCAGATTTAAACTCATAACCCTCCTTGTGGTCATACAAATTTAAAACCAGATTTATAGCCTCAACTTGCTTAAGAAGATTGTTTCTTTTTTGTATTAAATCATTTAGGATGTCCATATGTTAATCTCTTGAATAACAAATGTAAGCTTAATTTAAATACGTAAAACACGACGTTTTATCGGCTGTGTTTTCTATGTCAAATTCTTTATACAAAAAAACATCATTAAATAATATAAATCATTGATTAGTAATGTTTTAACTTAAATTATCTAAATAATGGTTGTTAATAAGTCGTTTATTTTGTTAATAAGTATGCCGTCTAATTTCAAGATGGATCTATATGTATAATATTTCCTTACCCCTTAAAAAATGAACGAAGCAGTAACAGCTTCCGTCATACATAAAACCACACAAAAAGAGTATAGCGAAACCTATGCGGCGCAAGCAACAAAACTTACGCTGCTGGGATTAACAGAGCAGGACCTGGCAACGTTTTTTGGCGTAAGCCGGCGCATGCTTGCGCGCTGGAAAAAAGACCACCCGGAGTTTGCCGATGCCCTTAACCGCGGCAAACGGCAGGCCGATATGGAGGTGGCGCATTCGCTGTACCAGGCCACGGTAGACAGGGTTATTACCACGCGGCAGGCCATTAAGTGTAAGGAAATTTATTATGACGGGAACGGAAAACGCGTTGAAAAAGAACGCATAGAAATTGTAGAGGTCGAGAAGCACATTCCGGCCGACTTTCGTAGTCAGCAGTTCTGGTTGCGGAATAGGAATCCGGCACAGTGGAACGAGAAGTACGACGATAGCGATGAGGCAGCTCCCGGTGCCGTAACACTCAATTTGGGCTCCGGCCAAAACCCGCTTATAGATGAAACTGCTGGTTAAACAGGAGCACGCCGTCTTTTACTTAAAAGATTCGGTAACCGAAGAGGTGCTCTATGGCGGTGCAGCAGGTGGCGGCAAGAGTGCCCTGGGCTGCCTCTGGCTAATCGAAATGTGCCAGAAATATCCCGGCACGCGCTGGCTTATGGGTCGGTCGAAACTGAAGACACTAAAGGAGACTACGCTCAACACATTTTTTGAGCAGGCTACGCTGCTACGGCTGGGCAACCAGTTTAAATACAGGTCGGTAGAGCATGTAATTCAGTTTAACAACGGCAGCCAGATACTGCTTAAAGACCTGTTCTCCTACCCTTCCGACCCAAATTTCGACAGCCTTGGTTCCCTCGAAATCAGCGGTGCCTTTATAGACGAATGCAACCAGGTGGCCTATCATGCCTGGCAAATTGTAAAGAGCCGCATTAGGTACAAGCTCACCCAATATGGCCTTATCCCTAAAATGCTGGGCTCCTGCAACCCTGCCAAAAACTGGGCATATAAAGAGTTTTACAAACCGCAGCGCGATGGTATTTTGCCAGTGCACAGGCGGTTCATTCAGAGCCTGCCGACTGATAACCCGCACCTGCACCCCAGTTACTTACAGTCGCTTTTACGGCTCGATAAAAACAGCCGCGAACGCCTGTATTACGGCAACTGGGAGTATGACGACGACCCTGCAACGCTGATGGACAACGACAGCATTGCCGACTATTTTAACCCCTCGCACCTTTCCCCTGCCGGACTTAAATTTATGACGATTGATGTTGCCCGTAAAGGCCGCGACAAAACGGTGTTCCGCATTTGGCACGGGTGGGTGTGCATAGCGCGGGAAAGCATTGCCAAAAGCGGACTCGATGAGGTTGTGGGGCGGGCAAAAATATTGCAAACCCGCTACGGCATTGCCCTTTCTAACATTGTAGCCGACGAAGATGGCGTGGGTGGCGGCGTGGTCGACTTTCTTAAATGCAAGGGTTTTGTAAATAACTCCTCGCCGCTCGAAATGCTGGAGGGCAGCACGTACATTAAGCCCAACTATGACAACCTTAAGAGTCAGTGCTCCATTAAAATGGCTGAGATGATTACCAACCGTTTGGCTGGTGAACTTTGCGATAATGATGCCGTAAAGCAAACCACCGCCGAAGAGATGGAACAGGTTAAGCTCAAGGATATCGACAAAGACGGCCGCCAGGGCATTATCCCGAAAGACCGTATTAAAGAGCTTATAGGCCGCAGCCCCGATGAGTGGGACAGCATCATGATGCGGTACTGGTTTGCCTTGCGAAAAACGTTTAATACAAAAGTACGGGTTGGATAGTTTTTTACCACAAAGTACACAATAGTTTTCACAAAGAGCACAACGCTGCATGGGTTAGGCTTGTTCCAAGCTACTAAGAGCACAAAGTTGTATCTGATAATCAATATGGAAAATCGCATCCTTACGCATTTTTACTATCAAACCCATAAATCTAAAGCCTTGTGCTCTTGGTAAGATAACTTGTTATCTCCCGTGTCTATAACATACAGCTTTGTGCTCTTTGTGAAAACCTTTGTGGCGCAACAGCGCTTATGGTAAAAACTATAACCGAATCTTCGAATAAACAAATCCACGTTCATGAAAAACATCACCCTTAAACAATACACCGCCCTTAAAGACCCTGCGCCCTACGATGTATTAACCCACTTAAACCCAAAGAACCACTTCACCAAAAGGCAAATGAACGTAAACCAGATGCCCTATGCCAATGTAAAATACTGCATAAGGCTGTTGCCAAAGGTACATAGCTGGCAGGGGATACAGCAGCTGTTTGAGATTTGCTTTGAAGTGCCCGAAAAAGACTTCTGGAAGGCAACGGTTATAGAGTATTTTGCGGCACGGAAATTTATGATAGCCGAGTTTGAGCGCATAATAGCCACCGAAAACAAGCTGCTCGCCACGCAAAACACCGATACCCACCTGTGGGAAATGGCGGGTGCCGATAAACTGAAACCCTACGGCGACACACTTCCGCTGCTGCAACTGGGCAAGCTGTTTGGGCAATACCCTTTCGACCTCGGCCGAAAACCCTATAGCGAGATCTTTAACCTCCTTGCCCAGACCAAAACCCAAAACGAAGTGGAAGCTGAGTATGGGAAATTGCAGGCCCCCTAACCCCCAAAGGGGGAATTTGCAATTTAATCGTCAGTTTTCAGTGATCAGTTTTCAGTGATCTGGTTTGCAGAAATGGAACGCGGATGACGCGGATGCTACGCAGTCGCGGATTAACGCGGATTTTTTTAGGATAATTGTTAAGCGTGAGTAAGCACAGTGGAGTGTGGTTCCATTCCGAATGCAGCGCAGCGGAAATGAGGAATCTCTGTTGCCTTCTTTTATACACTTTTAAGCGGGTATGAGTGTAGCTGGTTCCCCTCTCGAGAGGGGTTAGGGGTGTGTTGTTTATAAACTTGCTTTTGCTTTTAAATAATTGATGAAAGCTGAACAGGTAACCAACATAAATTTGGCATCTTCGAAAGTTGGTGTTACATCTTCATCACTAAGTGCATGTCTTATACCTCCAGCATCGCTCGTGTAGCCGTAAAGTGCCATGAAAGCTTTTTTAAGGCTTCCATGCAATTGTATCTTTTTATCAATTGCAGTTAACGCATCAGCAAATTTACCATTGGGATTTTCTCCAATTTTTAAACTTATTGACTCAACTGCAGATATAGATTCTTTTATGGAATTACGATAATCAGGATTTTTCTTATCAGCTAAAAAATCAAGTGCGGCTCTAAGGTGAGTGTTAACCGATTTCAATTGGTCATTATCAACCAATGCTTCTTCAATTTCCTGCACTTCTTCTTCAGATGTTATTTGAACAACTTTACCATTAATAATTCGATAACCCGCAACTTCTTTTTCTAAAGCTTCGTTACACGATTGAGCAAAATCATGTGATAATTCCGCGAGAAATTCGATGAAGTCATATATTTCAAACCACTCTGCCTTGAAAAACCAAACTCTAATAAATTGTATGGTATGATGTTCGGAAACTATATCTGTTGACAGCTGAGGTATTTTATCAATTGCAAATCCAAAGAATTCTTTCCAAATAAGCAAAAGAAACTTCCCTTTGGCACTATTTTTTTTAAAATCTCTAGTCTCTGATAATCTGTTAAAAACAGATTGTAAAATTTCATTCCACAATCTGTTTTTTAAGTCATCATCGATAGATTCTACTTGTAAAACAGTTTTAACCGGGCGTTTACCTATACGTTGCGAAAATCTCATTGGGTTGTAATTAGTTATACTGTAAATATAGAGATTAATTTAACACACCCCTAACCCCTCTCGAGAGGGGAACCAGCTACACTCACACGTGAAGAAAGTACCCTGAAAAAAAATCGGCGTTAATCCGCGACTGCGCAGCATCTGCGGCATCCGCGTTCCATTAATATTTCTTATAAATAACACACCCCTCCCGATAGCTATCGGGACTCTCAAGAGGGGAACCAGCTACACTCACACGTGAAGAAAGCAGTCTAAAAAAAATCCGCGTTAATCTGCGCTTTCAATCCGCGTCATCCGCGTTCCCTTCAATTCAAATCAACTACAAACAAATAACCAAATCAACTCTTTATGAAAGATATAGTACGCATTCTACAGGACATTGCGCTTAGCAAAAACCTGGCATATCATTACGGCAAGAAAGCTGCCCTTAACCTACTGGACGGCACACTCGAACCCGATAAGATTTTCCTGCTGCATGAGTTTACCAACCGTAAAAGCGAATACAATACATCGGGTACAAAAATCACGGCAGCTACTTATGAGGGTAAATTCTTTTTGGTTAAGCATGCCGACTTCGACCAGCAGTATTTTGCCGAAAGGGGCAGCGAAGAAACGTCTAAATATACCCTGAACATAGCACCGCTGCTTACCGTTTTTCAGGATATTGGCAACACGCTGGCGTGCCTTGATGCAGAGGTTTCGCAGTGGGATAACATAGACGTTACCGATGCGCTCGATGCTAATATGGACGGGCTTTTGTGCAGTTACCGCATTAAATTCCCCGTGAATTATGAGTGATGCCAGCCAACTCCTCGCTGCAGAATTTGAACTGCTCAGGGCAGATATTATTACGGCTTATGAGGCCAGTGGGCAGCAGGTTACGGGCAATTGGGCAGATACGGTTAAGGTTGAAGTCACACCCAACGGCTACAGCATTACCGCTGCCAATTACATAAATGGGCGTGCCCCGGGAACACCACCGCCCAGCGAGGCTATAGAGGCATGGATCATAAAAAAGGGCATTGCCGCACGGCTACAAAACAACATGACCGTGAGCAGCCTTGCCTTTCTTATTGCCCGAAAAATTGCCCGCTACGGGTGGAAGCCTAAACAAGGCAGCAACACTATTATAGATACTGTGGTTACACCGCAAAGGATTCAGCAAATACTGGATAAAGTGGGTGAAAGTTATGTTACCGATTTTTCATCTCAAATTATAAACTACTTAAAACAAGCTGCCTTATGAGTATAATTTTCACGAAACCTATAGAAGAAACAAAACTGCGGCTGGCTTATAATAACGATGTCATCCGGTTTTACAGCGACAACACACTGGCTGCAAAATTTTGCACCATAATGGGCAGCAACGCGTCGGCCAATGTTAATGTTACGCTGTACCCCGCTCCCGATGGGTCGTTCTTTTTCAACTTTAAGCCGTATGTGTCGGCATTAATAAACACCCGCAATTTTGAAGATACCCTACAGCCCGTTTTAGACCGTACCAATCCCGATACCTTTATTTATAATGCCACTGCCGGCACGCTGCTGCAAATGGATGTATCTATAACCATTACCTTTAGTAACGACAGCACCCAAAACGTTACCCATACCCTAACCTGGCTTGCGGGTGCAGCACAACCGGGCAATTACACACCGCTTAGCAACAACAGTATGTATATACTTAGTCCGCTTGCAAAGGCAGCGGGCAATGGCTGGCACATAAAATACTGGCAGGGCTACCCTTTTGATGTTTCTGTATATTCGCCTAATGCAGTATTTAGGGTTAACAATACTACTAACCTGCTCTCGCAGCAGTTTACGGTTCCGGGGTTGGTTTTCAGGATGGTGTTAAGCGATGGCGATGATGATGAAACGCTGGAAGATGTACTGCCATTAGCCGACGGGCATAACAGCCTGCATATTTTGGGCGCAGCCGAACCGTCTCAAAATGATGTTTTTATAACGCTCGATAAAGTGCCATACAAAAGCGGCATTTACCTTAAATGGCTCAACGCCCTGGGCGGTTACAGCTACTGGCTGTTTGAAGATACCTGCAGCATAGACCGCAGCACCAAACAACTGGGCGAGCTCGATCGCGATAATGATAACCCCGAAGACTCTTTTGGCCGTACCATCCAGATAGGTAAAGAGAGCAGCGATACCCTTAAAATTGTTGCCGAACTGCTTACCGAAAACGAACGCCGCATTGTTGAGGGCATTCTCGATTCGCCAAAAATTTACCTTTTTACCGGTCAGCCCTACGCCCGCAACAGTTACCGCGACTGGGTAGAGGTGTCGCTTAAAACCACATCGGCACGTATTAAAAACCCACGTCAGCCGCTTACTAATTTTACTTTTGATGTGGAGTTGCCGGTGCGGTTTACGCAGACTCTTTAATTTTAGAATGTAGATTTTAGATAATAGATGATAGATGATAGATAATAGATGATAGATAATAGATAATAGATAGTAGATTGAGCTTCACTCGGAAGAAAACACACCCCCAGCCCCTCTCAAGAGGGGAGCCAGCTACACTCCTGCCCTAAGCTGTGCTTGTAAAGATCACTCTTTTTTTCACGTGCTCATTACGGTGTTGGGGGCTGTTCCCCTCTTGAGAGGGGTTAGGGGTGTGTTATCTTTTCTTTTGTCTTGAAACAAAAGAAACAAAAATTCAAGGCTCCAACTTCTTATGCTACAAAATAGAAGCTTTGGCTAAAAGATTTGAACTCGCTACGCTCAAACAGCAAATCTTCCTTAACGCCTCATCTTATATTTTGCTTTACGCAACGAAGTTAAAGGCCTTAACTACACTCGGTCATAAAAATCCGCTTGAGTAAATCGGCAGGAGCTCTGATCTCCGAAGGAGAGGGGAGCCAGCTACAAATAATTCCGCTAAAAGTCCTCACCCCCAGCCCCTCTCCGAAGGAGAGGGGAGCCAACGAACGGGTACAGTTCGACAAGAATTAAGTAGAATAACGGCTAATCTATAACTAAAGACATTTGAGTGTAGCTGCTCCCTCTCCTTCGGAGAGTCCCGATAGCTATCGGGAGGGGTGAGGACTAATGGGTATGCAGAAACACACCCCCAACCCCTCTCAAGAGGGGAGCCAGCTACACTCTAATGTGAAGAAAAATGCGCGTTAATCTGCGTTTCCTGTACACAGGCTTCGGACATCGGACATAAAACCTCCAACATTAATATTTCTTCCAATACAAAAACCTTTGGCACTACTATTATACATTAACGGGCAACTGGCAGATGTTGATGCCGGTACCGTTATTGCCCAGACCAAACAGGTAAACGACCTTAACAGCCTTGATAACCGGCAGGCGGGGTACACTAATAAATTCAGCCTGCCTAAAACGGCTAACAACCTGCGCATTATGCAGTTTTTAACCCTTGTGGGCAACAACTCGGCGGTGCCGTACCAAAAAAACGACTGCTCGCTGTACAGTGCATCAGGCGAATGCTTTGTATATAATGGCTGGGCGGTAATTACAGATGGCGGCGATAGTTATGAGGCTGTTGTTTACGACGGTATTATAGAGCTGTACAAGGCTATAGAGAACAAAACGCTGAACGACGTTGGGCTGGAAGAACTTGTACACAACAAATCGGTACAGGGGGTAATAAACTCGTGGGGCGCAAATGTGCCTTACCGCTATATCCTTGCCGATTATAACGGCAACAATGGTCAATATGAAACAGGCAGTAACCGCGTAAACATAGATTACCTGGTACCATCGGTAAGTGTGGCGTGGCTCTGGAAAAAGATCTTTGAGAGGTACAATAACAACGTGCAGCCCACAGGATCTATATTTGATTCGCCCGATTTTAAGCAGCTGTACATGACGTTCCCTAAGGGGCAGGTGCGCAGCGATACAAACGATATTCCGCTTTTTAAAAGCAGCGACTACCACTTTATACAAAGCAACGGAAACAATTTCGGCATCCGTAAAATATACTACTGCAAGTTTATAACTACAGAGCAGTACCAGCCGATGTGGCTTAGCAATGTTGGGGGCATCCATCTAAAGGTAGTGGCATCGGCATCTTACAAGCTTACTATAAAGGGCAAACTCTATGGGCACCGCGATGGCAATGCAGGCATACACAAAGACAGTTTTATAAGGTTCGGCAAAAATTGCGATACCCTTCAGGCGTACCAAACAGGCAATAATATTATAAATGTATTTAACGGGCAGCCTTATTTAGCATACGGCGAAGATTTTGAGTTTACGTCTAACCCCTTTCAGCTAAGTGCTACCGACAGTATTTGTGCCATCATAGGCGGGCAGGGTACCGATAGTTATGAACTTAACGAAGACTGGTATGCCGATGAACTTACTATAGAGCTTGTGCGGTTAGACCCCGAAAGCATTGACTTTAGCGAAGTACTTACCGATTTTGCCGTGAAGGATTTTCTTAACGAGGTGGTACACCGTTTTGGGCTTACCATGTATAAGGATACGTTTAGCAACAACTACCGCTTTTTAACATTACAGGAACAGTTGCAGGGAGCAGCGGTTGTAAACTGGAGCAAAAAGTTCAGTAAAAAAACACAGGAGAACTACATTTTTGGCACCTACGCCCAGAACAACCGTTTTACGTACACCTACAATGATAAAGAAAGCACGCATAACGACTGGGGCATAAACATAGCAAATGTAAACCTGCCCGATACCCGCGACGTTATAAAATCTAAAATATACAGTCCGGAACGGGTGCCGACTGTCTACCTGGGCGAAAACAGCAATGTGTACAAGCTTTGGGAAAAGGAAATTGCAGAAGACCCACAGCCCGATGAGCCTGCCATAACTTACAAATCGTTAGATAAGCGCTATTACTTTTTAAAATCGCGGCAGGTATCGCGCACTATAAATGTGGTTTCAGATATTTTGGGCAGCCTTAATAACCCTACAAATACACACTATCGCGAAACCTATAGCGGCCTTAGTTTTAAAGATATAATCAGCAGGTTTTACTCGCCGCTGCAGGCATTGCTTAATAACGCAGTACTGGTAACGGCCGACCTTTGGCTTACGGATGCCGACATTGCCAACCTTGATTTTACAAAGCTGTATTACATAGAGCAGCTTGCTAACTACTACATTTTAAACAAGGTAAACAATTACATATCCGGCAGGGTTACTAAATGCGAGCTGGTTCAGGTAGCTTACAGCACACCACCGCCAGAGGTTATCCCTGTTATTTTTACCCTTACAGGCATAGCGCGAACGGGCGGACTCAGGGCTATACTTTACTTTACGCGGGCTATAGAAAATTACCCGTGTGTTATAGAACATTCGTCAGATGGCATTAGCTGGGTAAGTTACAGCACAACTTCAGAAAATTTAAGCAGCCCGTATACGACCACGCGCTTAGCCGGTGGCACTAATTATTTCAGGATAAGCAGCTACGATTATGCAAACAGTAGTGTTATCCGGTACTCTAACACCGTTTCAATTGCAATACCATGATACAGCAACTTAAAAACATACCCCCAAATATAGATTTTGGCTTTGGCATCACTAAGCAGGAAGTTGCCGTAAACACACCCGTAACCGTATGGCTAAACACGTTGTATAATCAGGACGTTTACGGCTTTACACTACATGCCACGGGTGTGGTTACTAAAATATCTAATTATGAATATGTGGTAACCTACCCCCTGCCCGGCACTTACACCCTTACGCTGGGCGTGGGCACAAAAGATAAAAAGATAAGCCTTGACAGTAATATTTTAACTTTAATTGTAACCTAATGGCAAACCAAAAAATAGTATTGGCACAACTTGATATTGATATTAAAGGGCTTGTAGCAGCAGCAAGGCAATCTGTAGAGGCTATTACAGCTATAAATACAGAGCTTAAAAAACTTGTGGAAATGGGCGAAGACACCTCCGGTCAGTTTGCGCAAATGAAACAGGACATGATACTCCTTACTAAGCAGCTCGAAGATCAAAATAAAGCTATAGAAGCACAGGTAACCAATAACCATAACCTTGCCGATGTACAGGCCGAAGTTATAGAAGCACTTAAAGAAACTGCAACAGCCCACAAAAACCTTAGCGATAGTATTGCCCAGACAGATGCCGCCACAACCGGTTACGTACAAAACGCTACAGATGCTGCCAATGCCATAAACTCCCTTAACCAATCGCTCTCGGCAAACGAAGCACTGATGGCAAATAGTGCAGAAAGCACTAATGAGCAGGTAAAAACATTTAGCGACTACAAAGACCAGGTAACCGAAAGTTTTGCCAGCATTAATATTTTTAACGGCGGGCTTGGTGGTTTTATAAGCCGCGCACAGGAAGCAGGTGGCACCGGGCCTATGCTTAAAGGTGCTTTTGAGGGGATGTCTCAGGGAATAATGGGCATGACAAAATCATCGCTTGCATTTATTGCTACTCCCATTGGTGCAGTTATAGCCGCCGTGGGTATTGTTGTAAGCGCACTGGTAAGTTATTTTAAAGACACGCAGGAAGGTATAGATAAGGTAACTGCAGTAACCCGCCCCCTACAATCGGTATTTAACGCGCTCATGGGAGTGTTTCAAAACGTAGGTAAATATTTGGCAGATGCGTTTACAAATCCTCAAAAGTCCATAACAGCTTTTGGTAATCTTGTAAAAGACCAGATAGTAAACCGCTTTATGGGAATGCTGGAGCTGCTGCCTAACTTAGGGAAATCTATAGCACTGGTTTTTCAGGGCAAATTTGCCGAGGCAGGAAAAACCGCGTTAGATGCGCTTGGTAAAGTAGCAACTGGTACTAACAATATTAGCGATAAAATTGCCGGAGCCGCAAAAGAAACCGAAGCTTTTTTAAAAGAGGCATATAGCAGGGGGCAAAAAATAGACGAGCTGCAAAAAAAACTGGATAAGGGCATGGCAGATTATACTAAGCGCAACAGCGAACTCTCTATAGAGCTCGATAGGCAAAATACTACGGCAAACGATACTAATGCCACCTTTGCCCAGCGCGAAAAAGCAGCTGCTACCGCTATAGCTACTGCAAAAGAGCATAATAAACTAATGCTGGACAGGTTAGACACAGAGATTGAACTCCTTACTTTAAAACAGCAGGAAAATGGCATTACCGATGCAGAAAAAAATGAGCTTGCAGATATGGTGGCAAAACGTAATGATGCTGCCGCGCAGTATGCAAGTGGCGAAAAGGATTTGCAAAATAATTTGACAGCGATTAAGGATGCCGCTGCCGAAAAAGAAAAAGCACGCCGGCAGCAACTTGTTACTGATGCTTTGCAAAAGCAAAAGCTGGAGCTGGACATGTATGTACAATTGCAGGGAGAAAAGGCAAAATCGCTTAGCGGCGAACTCGAATTTATAGAGCAGCTCAGGATCAAAAAGCTTGCAATTGCGCAGTCAGAATTTAACGCTTCTAAAAAAACGGCTAACGATGCACTTAATTTGCAAATTGCCCGGGGAGCCATTACAATAGAAAATGCTAAAGCTGTTGCCGATGCTACTGCCAGGTATGCCCATTTAGAACTGGAGCTGTACATTGCACAAAACCCAACAAAAATTAAAGCCAGTGAAGAACTTACAGAACAGATTATTGCAGAGGAAGAAAAAAGGCTGCAATACATTAAGGATGCTAAGGATAAGGAGCTACAGGCAACGCTAAAAACCAATGCCGATGTTATTGAGGCAAAACGTATAAATAATGAAAAACTTAGTGAGCAGGATTTACTGTACATTACTCAAAAAACCGCTCTCGATAAAGAATATACCGATACTGCAAATACAAACCGAGAGGCTCTTGATAATCAGGAAAAATCGCGAAAAGCCAGCCAGTTAGATGCGCAAAACAAAATTGATATTGCCAATGCGCAAACAAAATATGACGCAGACCTGATTACAGAAGAGACAAGGTATGGTGCAGAGCTTACCGGGCTAAAAGACCAGCTTGATAAAAAGCAAATAACCCTGGACCAGTATAATGAAAGCGTTACCATTGCAGAGAAAGAGCATGCCAAAAATGATGAAGACATAAACCTGGCAAAAAATACTGCCATAGTCTCGCAATACGCGTCTATGTTTGGTAACGTGTCGCAGCTTTTAGGCAAAAAAACGGCGGCAGGTAAGGCAGCCGCCATTGCAGAGGCCACCATGAACACGTATAACGGTGTTACACAGGTATGGGCTTCTGATAGTGTTTTGCCAGAGCCTTTTGCAACGCCGGCTAAAATTGCCAGTACGGCTATGGTTGTAGCTTCCGGGTTAAAAGCGGTTAAGCAAATAGCATCTACTAAAACACCTAAGGCCCAGAAAGGTGCGCTGTTTAACATAGGCGGTAACCGCCACAGTAACGGCGGCACACTTTTTACCGGTGCCGATGGGACCCGCTTTGAAGCCGAGCAGGGCGAACTTATAGGTGTTATGAACCGCAATGCGGCGGCACACTTTATGGCGTTTAACAATGCATTCCCGGCGGGGGGCAGCAGCACGCCCAACTATTTTGCGGGCGGAGGCATCGTATCGCGCGATGTAGCGCAGCCCTCTTTAAACATAGACGAGCTTGCCTCAAAAATTGCTATGGCAAACAGGGCTATACCTGCGCCGGTTGTGGCGGTGCAGGATATTATAGCCCGCGGCAACAGTTATATACAGGTACGGGATGCGGCTAATTTTTAAGCAAATACATTGTATAGAAATTATTGTTACGATTTGTGAGGAAAATATCATCATTTAAATGGTTCAACATATTTTATCAGGCTGGAAAAACTATCTGGCTAAAAGCGAGGTTACCAATACCGTTGCACAACAAAGGGCAGCCCTTTGTGCCTCCTGCCCCCACGCCCGGCAGGGTAAACTGCTCGCATTTATAAACGATAGCTTAAAAGAAATTGAGGGTGCGTATTGCAACATTTGCAAATGCCCGCTTAGCGCAAAAGTGCGCAGTACAGATATTTGCCCAATACATAAATGGTAGCATGACGCGGTATGAAACAATAACAAGCCTGGGTGATAACTTTATAAAGCTCATGGGCAAAAGCCTTATACCGGTACATATACTGGACTGGAAGGTGTATTATGAGGCTTACCTAAAACAAGCCCAACTGCTCTGTAAAGAGCACGGCAAACCTAAAAAAACAAAAGCCGCAGGTATTACTGCCGCAATGTATAATATAAGTGACCGTAGTATGTTTAGCATTATTGCTTTTATGGAAGGTTGTTAGTGAGCGGTGTTCAGTATTCAGTGTTCAGTCGCAGTGTTCAGTATCCAGTATACAGTAATCAGTGTTCAGTCGCAGTCGCAGTCGCAATGTTTAGTTATAATTTGTTATTTGTGATTTGGAATTTTTACCCTTACCCTAAAACAATATTCGCTTCTCCTTTTATAACAAGTATTGGTTTACCATCTTCATAGCCAGAACTCCATCCTGTTGTATGTATGTCTGTTTTAACAATTGTAAGCTGTACATCTTTATAGTTTATGTAAACCAGCTGCCATGACTGTGCGTTACTATGCTGTTGTTGTAAATAAATTCCGGTTGGGGTTGTGGTAAACCATTCGGCAAATAGTTTACGCTCCATCTCAAAAATTTCGGGATAGCTTTTAAGGTATATATAATCGCTGTTGTTTGTACCGGGTACTGTGGCAGCGTTGCGGCTGTAAAGGGTTATGCCATGCCCCTGAAAAAATATGGACCACGCATTTAATGCCGGCAGGTTTTGCAAAACGGCAGGTGGGGTTTCCGGTTTTTTTTTTTAAAGAATTTAGAGAAAAACATGTAATGAGGTTTATATATAACACCGCCTGTGCGTTACTAAGCAAAGATATTAAAAGCCCGGCACCAATGCATAAAAAAAGCCCCACGCAATGCGTGGGGCTTTAAGTGCCTTTTGGCTATAAGTTACAAAGGTATTAGAAAACTAATTTTTTGCTTACTTTACCTTTAACTGTATTAACTTCTATAATAAGTACTTCTTGTGCAGCTTGTAAACCAGATACTACAGTAGTTGTAGCGTTAATTCCTGATTTTGTGAAAAGCACCCTGCCACGAACGTCATAAACTGTTACGTCTGTCATTTGTGCAGTACCTGCATTAATGTTTATAGAAGATCCTTCTTTAAATATAATTACATTGTTAGCGTTAAGCTGTGGAGTTTCTGTACCCAGGGCATCTGTAGTAAATACTACTTCAAACCTTTCGTCAAACCTGCCAGCTTCTGTAGCAAATGTATAGTTACCGTTTCTTAGATCGTGTACTGCATTTGTAGCGTTATCTTTAAGATAGATGTTTTGTCCGTCTGTAAATACACCATCAAAATGATCAAGAGCTATGTTGAAGCTACCTGCTGTTGCAGCGTTAAAACCTACCGGTACTACATCTGTAGTAGTAAACGATGGCCTTGCCTGTATTGTTAACGCTGTATCCTGAGATAGAGAGTAAAGAGTAACGTTAGCAGCATTTGTGCGGCTTGAAGCCTCATAGCTATAATCAAGATCAAGAGTAGCATCTGCTAAGTAAGCAACAGCCATCTGGCTAAATTCCTGCTCTGTATTGCCCACAATGTTTAACCAAAAACGAGACGCTACAGTTTCTCCAGTCCTAAAGAAAGCCTGGTTTCCAGATGCCGGAGCTTCTCTCCTCATGCTGTTTGTAAACGTAATTTGAGGGTTAGCAACACCAGCTTTAGTTTTTACTATGAAACCTTGACCCTGAGATATTCTCCAGTTAGGGTTAGCAGCATTACCACCTGATACAGGATAGAAATCACGTTGCGTAGAACCACCAGATGTATAGTTAGGATCTCCACCATGATTACCATTTATAGCATAAGCCGTGTTAGGTACAAAAGCAGCATTACTTAATACAGCGTAAGAAGATACTGTTGCATCGTTTTTCTTTCTCCAGAAGTAGATACCTGTTGTATTGTCTAATACTGTAGTGTTACCAGCATAAAAATCAGCAACACTTATAGGAGATGCATACGGGTTACCTATTGCAGTATAACGTGCATCTTGTGTATTAAGTGGTAAAGTAATTGTACCGTTGTTTGGCACACCTGTAAAGTCTCCCTGGAAAACTGTTGCAGAAGTACCTGCGTTGTAAGTACCATTACCACTAATCATGTTAGGCATACGTATAAGGTAAGCTTTAGCAGCAGCAAAACTTGTTAGAGCAGGATCTACAGTTAAGTAATACTCATGTACTGCGTTAGGGTTTGCCTGTGTAGGTGCAGGAGCTGTACCGTATACATAAAAACGAGTTGAAAGAGTTGATGGAGAGAACGCCTGTAGGTTTTGTCCTGTTACCGGAGAAGACCATAATGTATAATCCAGTTTGTAAAGGTTGTTACTGTTTCTTGTAACTTTTACATTACCTGTGTTAGCAATAGTGCTGTTTTGCTGTACAAGAGACGCATTGTTCTCTACAGTAAAGAAACCACCTGTTGCAACAGCAATGTTATTTACAACGTTTAGTGTACCAGATGTGTTTACAGTTAAACGTGCACCATTATCTACAGTAATATCTTTAGCATATCCTTGGTTACCAATAACGTTTGGCATCCTTCCTTGTACAGTTACCGCAGGTATTTGTACTTTGTTGTAAATTGTAGGTACTGTACCACAGCTCCAGTTAGTAGCTGTATTCCATAAAATATCTGTAGCACCCGTCCATACTGTAACTTCGTTTACAGTTACAGTAATTTCGTTAGATGTTGTACCTGTACAAGCACCCGATGCAACAAGAGCCCTGAATTTAGTAGTTACTGAAAGTGGAGCAGTCCTGTACACAGTAGTAGTACCGCCTGTACCTGTAGTTACGTTAGTCCATGTAGCACCACCATCTGTAGATTGTTGCCATTGTCTTGTACCAACAGAGTTAGCCAATGTAATTGTTGCAGTACCACCTGCACAAAAGCTTAGGTAATCTGATGTTGCAGTACCAGGAGCTGCGCGGTTAACTTTAAATTCTAATACCGGAGTATATTTAGCTGCTATAACACAGTCGTTACCTGCAGGGAATACTTTTGCAAAGTAGTAGTACGACTGGTTTTGGTTAAATGCTGAAGGAGTATATCTTGCAGATGTAGCACCTTGTATAGCAGTATCTGTACCTGTATTAAGAGCTGTTGGAGTAGTACCTGCAGTACGTGTAGTACTGTACCACTGGTATGTTGGGGTGTTACCTACTGCACCTGTTTCTACATAAGTAGTAACTGCAGGGTCATAACATGTTACACTTCCTGTAGATGCTAAAAGAATAGTGTTAAGGTAAGCAGGAGTACTTCTTACAGCACCACTTGGGTTTGTAACTAATACAGTATATATACCTGCATTAGCACCATTTACCGGTACAGATAGTGTAGCAGTTGCTGTACCTGTTATACCGCTTGTACCTTCTGTAATTGGCATACCATCTTTTTCCCACTGGTAAGTAGGAACTTCTGTACCCTGACCTAAGTTAAGTGTTACACTAAATGTAGCAGTACCTGAACATGCAGCAACAGATGCCGGTTGTGTATTAATTTCCGGAGCAGGAACATCAAAAGAGCTCCTGTTGTAAGCCATAAATGCAGGGTCGCTTGTACCACTTGGCATTACTTTAAATTGTACAGCCTGAGTTCTATTAGCCTCTGTAATACCAAAATCTATAAGTCTGTAAGCTACAAGACGAATATCTCTTGTTTCTCCGCCCGGTGTAGCAACACCGTTTACCCTTGCAGTATTAAGTGCAGCAGCGGCAGGAAGAGAGAAAAAGTCTGTTTTATAAGTACCTACGGCATTAACGCCGAATATATTAATTTGAACCGGTTTACCTACAATGTTACCATTAACATCTACAAAGCAGAAAACGTCGAATGAGTTATTACTTGGAGAAGCAACCTGAGATACAAGGATATCCGGGATAGCATCTTCTGCAACGTTAGTAAGTATGTTACTTGCCTGGAAGCTAAGAACAGAACTTGACGGAAGGTTAGTAACGCCTGTACCAAGGTCTAATCCACGTATACCATCAATAAGCACATCTCTTACAGTAAGACCCTGTACACTTTGTGCAGTAGGCACAGATGTAGTAGAGCTACCATCGATGTTTTTTGCAAGAACGATAAGGTTAGGGTCGCCACTGTTAGACGGGCCCGCTGTACCTGCAATATTATTAATTGGCAATGCCCTAAAGTTACCTTGTGTGTAAGCACCTGTAGTAGTGCCACGCGTACCGCTTGTAAGGGTAGTACCCATCTCGCTGTTTGGCGCAGTACTATACTGTGTACCATCATAAGTAAAGGCTAAAAGGCTATGGCTTGTATCTGGCTGTAAAGAAGTATTACCTGTAGCAGCACTTGTTACAAAGTAACCATTAAAGTTAGTAATAATACGTGTTACACCAGCGTTAGTTGGTGTAGCAGCCGGAGCCACATAGCTAAGTGTAGTACTAAATGTTGTTGTAGTACTGCTTTTAATTACACTTACACTTACTGGACTTGATGTACCTGCGGTAATACCGGTTACTTCCGGCAATACAGCAGTAATAGCCGTACCATTAGAGTTAACGCTAAAACTTGTAGCATTAATGGTGTTAAACCTTACCGCTGTAACTCCTGTAAAGTTGCTACCGGTAATGGTGATTGGAGTTCTGTGCGTTACAACGCTTGGAGCGTAGGCACTAAAAGTTGGCGTTTGTGCAAATGCACCGGCCGAGATTAAAAACAACAATAGCATTAGCTGTTTTTTCAAAAAGGTAGTTTTTCGAACCTTCATAGTAATTAAATTTTGAATGACACAGTAAAAAATTTCAATAAAACGGTTTTTTTGGGCATCAACAGTTTAGAACGCGTACAATTAAACCAGCGATCTAAGTTGGGGGCAACTTTGAACACAGTCCTTTTTAACAAATCCTTAACGTTGACAATATATAGAGAAGAATAAGGCGGGGGCCAAACCTTCAATATTTCTTATTTATGTTGCTATACAGATAATTTATAGCTCCACGACAGTAATTTTAATACAGTTCAATTAATTATTAATCAATTAATTGGAAGACAAAAATACACACACATCATTTGTAAAGCAAGAAAAAAATGCTTCTAAACTAAAGAAATGCACATACGTTAATGTTTTTGAACTAAAATTGCATAATCATTACCTAAAATTTACATTCCTTAACAATTTTCCTTGTTTAAGGCGAAAATGCAATATTCAAATTTTAACTATTTATCTATATATCAGATACTACAGCCGCGTATTACCCTACAAAAATACAAAATTATGTTGTACGTCGATATTTTTTTACACTTTATCGGCTAAAAACGTTTGAGTCAATTAAAATATAGTTTGGCTCCATTTAAAAATATTCTTAGTAATTTTGGTAAATCATAAAAAATGTTACCATGAAGTACACTCCCATAGACCGCAGCCTGTTTATAAAAAACCGTGCAAAATTTAGCGCGCAAATGAAACCTAAAAGTGTTGCTGTCTTTAATTCTAACGATATTTACCCTATAAGTGCAGATAGTACACTACCATTTGCACAACACCGCGATATTTTTTACCTGAGCGGTGCCGATCAGGAAGAATCGGTACTGGTGCTTTGCCCCGATGCTCCTTATGAGCACCTGCGCGAAATACTTTTTTTGCGTGAAACTAACGAGCATATTGCCGTATGGGAGGGCGAAAAACTTACTAAAGAACGTGCCTTTGAAGTAAGCGGCATTAAAAATATTATGTGGCTGCAGGATCTCGAAAAAACGCTTTTTGAGATAATGACCTACACTGATACTATTTACATAAACACTAACGAGCACTACCGCTCATCGGTACAAACGCAAACCCGCGAAGACCGCTTTATAAAATGGTGGAAAGACAAATATCCTGCCCATCAGGTGGCTAAGAGCAACCCCATTTTACAGCACCTGCGCTCTGTAAAAGAGCCACAGGAAATTGCACTTATGCAACAGGCCTGCAACATTACAGAGATGGGCTTTCGCCGCGTGCTTGGCTTTACAAAACCGGGTGTTTGGGAGTACGAAATTGAGGCCGAATTTATTCATGAGTTCACTCGCAACCGCTCTAAAGGCTTTGCTTATGGCCCCATTATAGCCAGTGGCAACAATGCTAATGTGCTGCATTATGTAGAGAATAACCAGGAGTGCAAAGATGGCGACCTTATACTGTTTGACGTTGCCGCAGAGTATGCAAATTACAGCAGCGACCTTAGCCGCACCATACCGGTAAACGGGCGTTTTAGCGCAAGGCAAAAAGAGGTTTATAATGCGGTTTTAAAAGTTAAGGACGAGGCTACAAAAATGCTTACGCCCGGCACGCTATGGAAACAATACCATGTAGAGGTGGGTAAAATTATGACATCTGAACTACTGGGCCTTGGCCTGCTTGACAAAGCCGATGTACAGAATGAAAAACCGGAATGGCCTGCTTACAAAAATTATTTTATGCACGGCACATCTCACCACCTGGGACTTGACACCCACGATTACGGCTTGTTATATGAGCCTATGGAGCCCAACATGGTCTTTACCGTAGAGCCGGGAATTTACATTCCTGCCGAAGGTTTTGGCATTCGCCTGGAAGATAACCTTGTTATACAGCCACAGGGCGAACCGTTTAACCTTATGGGCAACATCCCTATACAGGCAGACGAGATTGAAAGCCTTATGAACGCGTAGTTAAGTTTGCAGTATTCAGTACTCAGTCATCAGTCGCAGTATTCAGTCGCAGTTTGCAGCTTGTCATTCTGAGCGAGCGAAACGCAGTGCAGCCAAAGGATCTTTGATACAGCAAATAACAACATGTCATTCTGAGCGGAACGAAGTGCGGCCGAAGAATCTCTGGTACAGCAAATAACAACATGTCATTCTGAGCGAAACGCAGTGCAGCCGAAGAATCTCTGGTACAGCAAATAACAACATGTCATTCTGAGCGGAACGAAGTGCAGCCGAAGAATCTTTGGTACAGCAAATAACAACATGTCATTCTGAGCGGAACGAAGTGCAGCCGAAGAATCTCTGGCACAGCAAATAACAATATGTCATTCTGAGCGGAACGAAGTGCAGCCGAAGAATCTCAGCTAAATAATTAGCTCAGCAAATTACACCTATTATATATAGGTGTAAAACTGCCGTTACATCCACAATATCAATGTTCATTGTTTCATTATGAAACATTAAACAAAAAAAGTCTGCACAACGCAGGCTTTTTTTGTTATAATAGAAATTGCCGTTATGTTATTATCAGCATAGCCAAAGAAAAAAGATTCTTCCTTCGTCAGAATGACATGACTATTAACTTTTCGACCCGCAGTAACAAGGGAACCAACAAAAAAGTCCGAGTGTAGCTGGCTCCCCTCTTGAGAGGGGTTTGGGGGTGTGTTACTCCTAAACAAATTAGACTGCTTCGTGCCTCGCAGTGACAATACGTGAAGAAAGGAACCAACAAAAACATCCGAGTGTAGCTGGCTCCCCTCTTGAGAGGGGTTGGGGGTGTGTTACTTCTAAACGATAAGACTGCTTCGTGCCTCGCAGTGACCAATACGTGAAGAAAGGAACCAACAAAAACATCCGAGTGTAGCTGGCTCCCCTCTTGAGAGGGGTTGGGGGTGTGTTATTTCTAAACGATAAGACTGCTTCATATTTCCCAGTGACAGGATATAAAAAAGAGATAAACATCCTGTACCCGAAACTGTCATCGCGAGGCACGAAGCAATCTAATTAAAAGCAGTGCTTATCCTTTTAAAGGCAGTTTAATTTGAGGCAACGGTTCGCACAGCGTCTTATTCACTATCCTTTCCCGCATCATTTCCTTCTTATTAAAATGACGCGATATGTTTTGTACAATTTCGGTGTAGTTATCCCATTCTCCATTTTTGTAATAGAAGACTTTTATCGACCTGCAATTGTTATGTTCAAATATTTTGTTGAGTAATATTCTATCTGATAAGCCGCAGGAATGCCCCATAACATATACCTGGAAATGGGTACTCTCAATAAAACTCAGCATCTTTTTATAATTAGACGTTTGCAGATATTGAAAAGATTTGATGTTGCGCAGGTATTCGTTATCGTCCTTTTTTTCAATAGCCTTGTAATCATCATCCATCTCATCACCAAACCCAAAATTTATAGGATTACCTGCATCATTGAGTTTACCATGAATCTGGATAACTTCGCTTATGCCATAATCATCTCTATATGCTTTGTTCATAATTGAACTGTAATTGTCGATTGTAGGTGTATAATTAAAGTTTAAAAATAAATTTTTAGGATAATAACTCCTGTTTTTCCTCAACTTTGATTCCTCGCTGTTAAATTTATACAACCATTCTTCAACTCCTTGCTTATCCCTATCTGAAAATTCATCTAAGAATTTTTCTTCATATATACTCCTATTCCTAAGATTAAAAAGTTGAATAGTCTTATGCATTTCCTTTGTGTCCTCGAAATCATATTTTGTAGCTGCATTTTCATGCAAATATTTTTCAAGTAGCTTTTTAACTACATCAAATTCTATGTTAAGTTTTTTAACCTCCGAATTATCATTATGCTTTAGAGATTCTTTCAAAAGTTTATAATATTCATTTTCAATATCAACCCAATTTTTAGTCCTCTCCCTATTGATAGTCGCGAAAAAATTATTTTTCAATCTAAGATTAGATTGATAACCATGATAATTTCCATATATTGAAGTTTTAAGATTCCTCATGAACATATTATAATCTTGATAAGTTTTGATACTTCTAAAGTCATCTACTGCTTTTGGGGAATACGTACCCGAAAAGCCACAGCTAAATAATATAAAATCATCATCGTATATCATTCCAAATTTGTCTTGTTGCTGCAAATTTTCAAAAACTCCTTTCCAATACCAATCAATAAAATCACAATACCCGGTTGGCAGCCCGTGAGCCAAATCAAAACCGTTTCCTACAATAATCAGTCTGTTCATATCTATTTACTTACAATTCAAATATAGATATTTAACTAAACATTACTTTGGTATTTGTAAGGATAGATTATTTTTGCATATTACCTTCCAAAAGAAATCCGCGTTAATCCGCAAAATCCGTGTCATCCGCGTTCCAAAACATGAAACACCTACACTACAAAAACATACAAATAAACTATACCGATGCCGGTAAAGGCACCGCGATAGTACTCCTGCATGGCTTTTTAGAAAACAGCACCATGTGGAATTTTTTTGTAGAACAGTACACAAAGCGTTACCGCGTTATAACCATAGACCTTTTGGGCCATGGCCAAACGGGCTGCCTGGGCTACGTGCACAGTATGGAAGATATGGCCGATGCCGTACAGGCGGTACTTACAGAGCTGCGCATTCGTAAAGCTATAATTATGGGGCACTCTATGGGTGGCTATGTGGCACTGGCTTATGCCGAGTTGTACCCCGATGTTGTAAAAGGTATTGTATTGCAAAATAGCACCACGCGTGCTGATAGCGATGAGCGCAAGGCTAACCGCGACCGTGCCGTTACTGCCGTAAAAAAAGATTACACCTGCTTTGTAAGCATGTCTATAGCTAATTTATTCAGCGAAGAAAACCGCGAAAAATTTGCTCCCGAAATTGAAGAATTGAAGCAGCAGGCATTGCTAACCCCGGTGCAGGGAATTGTTGCCGCGCTGGAAGGCATGAAAATCAGGAAAGACCGCGAGGTGCTACTTCACTTTGCCCCCTACCCTGTTTTACTGGTACTGGGCGAAAAAGACCAAAGCCTTGTTTACAGCGAGCACGCCGACCAGGCAGAAGGTACATCGGCAAAACTAATTACCTACCCATACGGACACATGAGCCATATAGAGAGCCGCGAAGCCCTGCTTAAAGAAACCCTCGACTTTTTTAAAAATTGTTAAGGCCCTTTATTATATAGATTAGTCTTAATAAGATATGTATTTTTAGCTATTGTAAAAAGGCAGCTAAGTCCCGGAGGGACGGCATGTATATAGTCAACAGGATCATCAATAGCATTAGAGCTTCGGAGAAGCGGCATATTTACATGCCGCTTCTCCGAAGCTCTTGATTGCGTTCAACAATTTCTTTGGCTATAAACATGCCACCCCTCTGGGGTTTTAAACAGAGTATTCTATGTCAATATAGTTGTTTAAATTTCGGTGAGGCAATGTGCCCATCTACTATAAAAAGATTGTGATGCACTACATAGACCATGTTACGTGTATAAGAAATCTGCGTAAATCCGCGCCTGCGCAGCATGAGTATAATCCGCGTTACATTTAGTAGATTTAGAAATCAAACTTAAGCTGTACCACTACCGCTTTCTTTTCCCCTGCTTCATTATTTAAATTAGATAACGAAATACCCAGCAGCCTAACCGACTCTTTAGGGCGTTCCTGGTACAGGAGTTCTTTAGTAGTTTCTAAAATGAGGCTTTTATGCGATATAAAGTACGGCAGGGTTTTACTGCGTGTTTGCACGGTAAAGTCGGAATATTTAATTTTCAGGGTCACAGTCTTACCGGCAATCTTTTTTTTACTCAGCCTGCGGTCGAGCTCGGTGGCAATATCATCCAGCTTTTCGAGCATAAAAACCTCCGATACTAAATTCTCGTCAAACGTGTGCTCTGTCCCTACCGATTTTACGATCCTGTCGGCCTTAACCTCGCTGTTATGTATGCCCCGCACAACGTAATAATAAAAACTACCCGCCTTGCCAAAGTGCTGCGCCAGGAACTCTATAGATCTTTCCTTAAGGTCTTTGCCGGTAAAAATGCCAAGCTGGTACATTTTCTCGGTAGTAACTTTGCCCACGCCATAAAATTTACCAATTTCAAGATTTTCTAAAAATGGCAGCACCTCATCCGGGTTCACCGTTTTTTGTCCGTTAGGCTTGTTGTAGTCGCTCGCCACCTTAGCGATAAATTTATTGATAGATATCCCTGCCGATGCCGTGAGCCCGGTTTCCTCCAGTATGCGCTGCCTTATTTGTTGTGCAATAAGCGTGGCACTGGGAATACCTTTTTTATTAATTGTAACATCAAGGTAGGCTTCATCAAGCGAAAGGGGTTCTACCTTATCGGTAAATTCATGAAAGATGCTGCGTATTTTTCGGGAAATTTCGGTGTAGCGTTCAAAGCGCGGGCGTACAAAAATAAGTTCGGGGCAGCGTTTCTTGGCAAGAAAGCCGCTCATGGCACTGCGCACGCCAAATTTTCGGGCCTCATAACTGGCAGCAGCCACCACGCCACGTGTTTCGCCGCCACCCACAGCAAGTGCCTTGCCGCGCAGGGCAGGATTATCCAGCTGCTCTACAGAGGCATAAAAGGCATCCATATCTACGTGGATTATTTTGCGCTGTGGCGTTATGGGTTCCATACTGCAAAATTAGTGTATTTTGTACTGCAATGATATAGGGAAAACCATGCCGAAAGGGGGTGGAAAAGTTAAAAATAGCGGAGTATTTGGATACTTTGCAACCTCTCCCCTAACCCCTCTCCTTAAGAGAGGGGAACTCATACCGGCTCACTCGAACAGGACTTACGGCAAGAGTGCAGCTAAATCTGAAATCTACATTCTTAAATCTTAAATCATTTACTGCAATACCCGCTTCAGTACTTTACCAAAATACCCGCCGTACCTTTGCATCATCAAAATAACAAACCTTTATAGCTATAAAGTTTTTCTAATTCTTCTCTCAATATTTCTTCCGCTTTCAATCATTCAATATTTCAATAGTCAAATAAAATGGATGACAGGAAACATTTATATCTCCGGCCAGATAGGCACGTTTGACGGTACCACCGGCATAGAACTTATAGACGTGGTAAGCCAGGTAAAAAAACAGCCTAAAGCCACCGCCTATAATGTGCACATAAACAGTGAGGGCGGACTGGTAGATGTGGGTTTCGATATTTACCAATACCTAAAATCGCTTAAAAAGCCCATTACCACAATAGGCAGCGGTATTGTAGCCAGTATAGCCACCGTAATTTTTATGTCGGGCGATAAACGGCAGGTACGCGAAAACACCCCGTTCATGATTCACCTGCCGTGGGGCGGGTCTATGGGTACAGCCGACGAGCTGGAACAGTTTGCCGACCAGCTTCGTGCCATTGAGAAAAAAATGGTGGGCTTTTATAAAAAGGCGCTCAACGTGCAGGAACAGGCCATTATGCCGCTCCTTAAAAACGAAACGTGGCTTACGGGCAGGCAGCTTGCCGCCCTGGGCTTTACTACCTCGCGGCAGGTTAAGGCCGCAGCCAAAGCTTTCATTAACCCCAACTCTACTATGAGAGGAACATTTACCGAGAATGACAGGCACTGGATGGAAGGCCTGTTTACTAAAGTACTGGGCAAGTTTAAAAGCGCCCACATTTTTAACAAAGTGGTGCAGGATGCTACCGGTGCCGAACTTGATTTTACCGACCTGCCAGATGATGCAGTGATTGAAGTGGGTGCTACTGCCACCGTAGACGGTTCTCCTGCCGAAGGCGAATATCTGCTGCCCGATGGCTACACGTACGTGTTTGAAGCCGGTGAACTAACCGAAATCATCGAGCCGGAAGAAGACACCGAAGCAGCATCGCTTCGTGTAGAGAACAAGGCTTTAAAACGCCAGCTTAGCACCATTAAAAGTGAGGTGCTGGCATTAAAAAAGCAGGTAACAAGCACCTTTAGTGTAGATGGTAAAAAGGTGGCACAACGCAGGGCGGGCGAAACCGACAGGCTTGCCGGAATGAAAGAATATTTGAAACAAAACACCCGTAAGTAATGAGCGTTATTAATGCAGATGGATTAACACTACACGCCCGTGAGGCCGAAACGGTAAGCGAGGTAATTTTTGCAAGGGTTTTTAACGAAAGCGACCTTGCCGAATACCACGAGATTGAAACGGGCATTGATGTAAACACCCAGATTGCCTTTGCCGGAAGGCTTGGCCTGCTGGGTAAAAAAACCGTGGGATGCCAGCCTAACGAGGCAGGCGGTTTTGCCCTGACCGAGAAATTCTGGACTCCTGTGCTGGAAGATTTCAGGCTTAGGCATTGCCAGGCAGATATGCCTGCGCTGTTTAAAATGTTCAGGAAATCGCAGCGCATTAACCCCGATTTTTTTGATGCCGTGGGCTCGCAGGAGTTTGGCGTTATCATATCGGCAGTAGAGACGGCTTTGCAGGAAAACATTCACCGTAAGGTATGGTTTAACGATACCGCGGCTGCCACTACCGCAAATGGCGGGGTGTTTAAAGTGGGTACCGACCTTGATTACTTTAACTCTTTTAACGGACTCTTCAAGCAACTGTTTACTGCAGTTACCGCCAATAAAGTTATCCGTGTGCCTATAGATGTTAACACCGGTGCGGGTTATAATGCCCAGGCTCTTGCTGCCGATGCTGCCATTGGTATTTTTGAAAAACTGGTTACCAGTGCAGATGAAAGGCTTGTGGCTGCCGATGATGCTTTTATACTGGCATCGCGCTCCCTTGCCGATAATTACCGCGCCACACTGCGCAACAAGAACTTAGGTTCGGGTTTTATGGAAGTGGTTGAGGGTGGCCGCCCTAAATTGTTGTTTGATGGTATAGAGGTTAAAGTGCGCTACGACTGGGATCGCTATATTAAAACCTACCAGGACAACGGCACTAAATACAATCTGCCACACAGGGCGGTATTTACTACCAAAAGCAATATCCCGGTAGGTACTCTTAGCGATGCCGACCTTGCCAAACTGGATGTGTTTTATGACAAAACCCTGAAAACTAATTTTATGGATGCTGCCTATACTATTGATGCCAAATTGCTTGAGGAATATATGGTGGTAGCGGCGTATTAAACAGTTTAGAGTTTAAGGTTTAAAGTTATGAGTAGCTGGTTGAGATTCCTCAACTGCGTTATACTCCGTTCGGAATGACACTCAAATCCGCTCACTCAAAAGTAATTACTCTTCCATTTCGACTAAGGAAAAATCTCTAAAATTAATGAATCGAGATTCCTCAATTTCGCTGCGCGGCATTCGGAATGACAATCAGATCCGCTCACTCAGTTACATTAGATTATGAGTGTAGCTGGCTCCCCTCTTGAGAGGGGTTGGGGGTGTGTTATTTACAGTCTCATTCAAAAAGTTCTTACTCCCCTCTCTAAAGGAGAGGGGAACTCGGATGGCTTATTCAAACGGTTCTCAATTTCAAAGGAGAAATCTCTAAAATTAATGAATCGAGATTCCTCAATTTCGCTGCGCTGCATTCGGAATGACAATCAGATCCGCTCACTCAGTTACATTAGATTATGAGTGTAGCTGGCTCCCCTCTTGAGAGGGGTTGGGGGTGTGTTATTTACAGTCTCATTCAAAAAGTTCTTACTCCCCTCTCTAAAGGAGAGGGGAACTCGGATGGCTTATTCAAACGGTTCTCAATTTTTAAGGGGAAATCTACAAAATTAATGAAAAGAAATTCCTCAATTTCGCTGCGCTGCATTCGGAATGACAATCAGATCCGCTCACTCAGTTACATTAGATTATGAGTGTAGCTGGCTCCCCTCTTGAGAGGGGTTGGGGGTGTGTTATTTACAGTCTCATTCAAAAAGTTCTTACTCCCCTCTCTAAAGGAGAGGGGAACTCGGATGGCTTACTTGAAAGGTTCTCAATTTTAAGGGGAAATCTACAAAATTAATGAATCGAGATTCCTCAATTTCGCTGCGCTGCATTCGGAATGACAATCAGATCCGCTCACTCAATTACATTAGATTATGAGTGTAGCTGGCTCCCCCTCTTGAGAGGGGTTGGGGGTGTGTTATTCATTTCTTTTGTCTTGAAACAAATGAAACAAAAATTCAAGGCTCTAACTTCTTATGCAACGAAGTTTAATGCCTTTAGCTTCACTCTAACCCGCTACTCAGTTGCATTAGATTATGAGTGAGGATGTGAGGACATCCTACATCCCTGCTTCCTGACAATTCTTCAAAAATACTTCAACAAAAACAAAACAACATGCCCATAGATTGCACAGGAATTTTAACTGCAGATATTCAGTTCGATTGTATTAACGCGCCCGTAGGCGGTATAGAGCAAAACGTAGTGCTCATAAATAAAGACGATATAGATCTTACAGCCACTACGCTGGGTACAGATAACAGGCTTCAGGTTACGCAAATTCAACTTAAGCCCGGCAAGACGGGTTACCAGCTTACAGGTGTTAAGCAAAGTAACGGCAAGGCGTGGGAACTGGTTAAAAAGGAAAACGCACCCGATAAGTTTAAGCACACCTTTAGCGGTGTGATATTTAACCCCAGCCTGGCCAACAAAACGCAGGCCGATAACCTTAGTAAAGGCGGTAAGTATATAGTAGTTATAGAGCAGGTATGGAAAGGTGGTGCCAACGCTGATGCTTTTGAGGTATTGGGTTACCACTCCGGCCTTGAGCTTACTACAATGACCAACAGCTCTAAGGAAAATGACAATATGATCATGTTCGAACTGGCATCTGCCGATGGTTTTGAGGAAACTACCATGCCTAAAACCTACTTTAAAGAAGCTGAGGCATACGGGATAAGGAAAGCGCTGTTCGACAATAATTTTATTGAAGCGTAACCTCCCCTTATGGATTTTACCACTATGGATATTGCCACCCTTACCCACTCTGTTACGGGTAAGGGTGTGCCATACCTGGAGGTGTTTCTTAAAGAATACACTTCCCTTTTTGGCGGGCCCGTTAACCCCGCCTGCCCTAAATGTTTAACGGCTTATTTAACCAACTATCAAAACCATTTTAATGCTATGCAAAACACCTGCGATTACAAACTACACAAAAAATTCGAAAACATCCCGTTGCAGTTTGGCTCGCCCATACTGGTTAACAATAGCAACATTACTAACGAGTATGCCGAAATACTGCTGCAACAGCCTAATGGACTGCGATTTTTTGCAGAGATACCATCGGCAGGCGACCCATTTGATGGTTCGTTCATGCTTGCAGACGAAAGTCCGGTTCCTGAAGAAGAGAAAGATGAGTCAACATCTGATTTAGTTGGCGAAGTACCGCTTGAAGGAAGTGATGATATTGATATTTATTATACTGACCAACCCTAATGAGGACTCTTTTAATAGACGTATGGAAAAGGCTAACACCCTGGAGCAAAAGCGCCGATGTGTATGCCAATGATACCGATAATGCATACCCTGAACGTATGGACAGGTTAGTTAACAACAGCGTTACCGCAAAGAGTGCGGCATCAATAATGGTGCAGTATCTCATCGGGAAAGGGTACGGTACGGATGCCGACAGCATTATAATCAACAAAGAAAAAAACCTGAAGCTGATAGATTTTGCCGATGATGTAGCCGATGACCTTGTAAAACAGCGCGGTGTGTTCATTCACATAAACTGGAATGCCCTGTACCAAATTGCCGATTGCAGTGTGGTGCCGTATGAGTGGTGCCGTATAGGTAAAAAAGACAGCAACGACTATGCCGGCAAAATTGCCATAAGCAAAGAATGGCTTAAGCCAAAGCGCAGTGACATAGAGCTTGTAGACGTTTACAATCCACGCAAAGCGGTAATAGAGGCACAGGTAGAAAAGGCAGGCGGCTGGGAACATTACAAAGGCCAGATCCTGTTCATCAACATGGACACGAAGCTTATCTATCCGCTGTCGCGTATTGATCCGGTTTCCGAAGATTGCGATAGCGAGGCACAGGCATCCATCTACAAAAACAAGCTTTTAAGAAAAGGCTTTTTTGGCAATACGCTGGTAGTTACACGTCCGCTCGTGGGCGAAGGCCTCGAACCCGGAAGTACTGCACTGACTGAAGCCGAAAGTGAACGGGAGCGTTTTCAGCAGGCTATAAAAGACAGCCTTGGTGCACAAAATACGGGTGGAGTGCTGTGCCTTGAAATGGATTTTGCCGGAGAAAAACTGGACGATGCCATATTGATAAAACAGATAGAAAGCAAGATAGACGACAAACTGTTTAACTATACCGAAACCAGCGTGCGCGAAAATATACTGGTGGCTTTTAACAACCTTCCGGCAGGGCTGATAAAGACCAACGATTCGGCGTTATTTGGCAATTCGGGCGAGGCCATCCGCGAAATGAAACGCACCTATTGGGAAAACACAAGCAAGGAGCGCAGCCTTTTAACATCGGTTATCAATCAATTATTGGAGCGGTCGCAAGACTACGCGAGCCTTATTGTAGAACCCTTAAAACTGATAGACGATGCAACCCCTGATAACCCGTAGCGACATTGCCCGCTACAAGCAAATATCTAAAACGCCGTATGATGACAAGCTGCACGAGCAAATACTCGATGCGCAGCTGCTGGACCTTCAGCCGCTTATTGGTGAAAGCTTTTTCAACAAAATACTTTCTGCACCGGAAGATTACAGCGAACTTTTGGAAGGCTGCGTTTACGAGCATGATGGCATAAGCTATACCAATTACGGGTTGAGCATGGTGCTTACCTACTTTGCTTATGCTCGGTACATGATGTTCTCTGGTGTTATAGACACCCCATTCTCTGTAGTCGAAAAACTAAGCGACAACAGCAGGCCTGTAGAGGCATCGGCAAAAAAAACGCTGTATACCCTTAACCGGGAAGCAGCAGTGCAGGTGTGGGAAAACGTGAAGAACTACCTTATGCGCACCGTGCACCCTGATTTTAAAACCTGCAAAACAAAGCAGGGCGGATTTCGATTTAAAAAAATAGGCTAATGAATATTATATCAACCGTAAACGACAAACGCTTTTCTATAAACAACATACAGTATCTTAAAAATTATGTTACCGAGGTACATGGTAATAAGATTGAAATATTTAACTGCTACGAACGGCACGATGTACTTTTAGAGTTAACGCATTACAGCAACTTTATGGTAGATGGCGTGCGGTACCCTAATGTGGTAGAACTACAGGCAGCATTACTCCCGGTACTGTATTCTCGTAATAACCTTGGTGGGGATAGTCCCGATATCGACCAGGATAATATCGAAATTGTACATTATATAAGGAGCGCATCGGCCTTGCCGGAAAGTATATTGGCACAGATAAACAGCCTTGAAATATATACGCTTGATGCGAAGCAGAGCCTGTGGTTTATCGTTTCTGTACCGGGTGCGCCAGGATTAAACGGAAGGATTACAAACCCGGATGTTTACAAATACAAAATGATTAACTATGGCAAAGGTACTTATGGGCAGGATGCTTTTCAGTTAGCCATGACCGATATAGAACTGGTTTATGCAGCCCAGGCAACAGTGCAGGACATTAAGGCACATGCTAATACACAGATTATTAATTATGGGGCTATTACAACAAGTATTGCTTCGTGGGTACAGGTACATAACCCTGCTTTTATTATACCGGCACCTGCAAATGCATATACCATTTTTAACGGAACTATACATGGTATTGCTATAACCTACTTGTGGGTAGGCACCGCAGGAACAAACGGCGCAGGTGGCAGGCTTACATCAACATCAGATTTTTTGGCTATCGCCGAGACAGTAGTTACTACAGAGCAGGATAATATAGACATTAAAAAAAGCTTTTTTTTACGTGGTACATTCGACAGCTTAACGATAATAAACACCATAAATAATTTACCCCCATATATAGTAAACGATAATCAATCTGTATGGTTTATAGCCAGGGAACTCACATTCTTAGAAGTTGGATTAGAAGTAGCAATACCTCACAGGAACACAAACCCATTTGTATATAAATATAAAATGCTTAACATGGGCAAGGGCATTTACGGCTTGGGGCAAACGCAGTTAAGATCGTCTGATATTGAATTGGTTTATAGCAATGAGGCATCCTCAAACGACCTTGAAACTGCTATAGAAACAGATATAGTTCTGTTTACACTTGCTACAGGGCAAACCATAAGTCAGTGGCTTAATACACAAATTACGGCTATAGCAATACAGCCACAAGAAGAAGGTTATACTATATTTAAAAGTACAGGCACAGACAACAAATCGTATTTATGGATAGGTAACACAGGTACGTATGGCAGCGGAAGAACACAATCTATAGATGATAATTTCCAGTTGCTTAATGAGGCAATTACACCTGTAAACCAGGATAACATAGATATTAAAAAGTCGTTTACCATACCTAATAATTACACAACTGCCAGCATTGTTTCGGCAATAAACAACCTTCGTGCCTTTGAGGTAAAAGAGACGCAATCGGTTTGGTTTATAGGCCGCCAGCAAATAATAATACAAATACCGGATGGTCCCGGACTCGAACTGCCAGTACGATTTTTAGGTCCGTTGATCCTTAAATATAAAATGCTCAACAAAGGCAAAGGCTGGTATGGGCAGGGGGGTATTGCCGTAACTGCATCTGACATTGAACTGGTTTACACAAACGAAGCCTCTTTAGAGGACCTGGAGTCGGGCGCAGAAACCCAGATCATTACATTTAGCTTAAATCAGAATCAGACAGTAAGCGAGTGGCTGAATGTACAAAGTCCGGATAAAACCATCCAGCCACAGGAAGAGGGCTATACAATTTTTAAAGGCACGGTAAATAACGAAGAACTATCGTATTTGTGGATTGGTTCAGCAGGAAGATACGGCACAGGGAGGCTGCAAAGCAATGAAAACGACTTTCAGTTATTGAATGATGTAGCCCCTTCCCCATTTGTTCCCGGCTATGCACAGGTGCTTAGTCAAAACAACAGAACGTTGCAATATGCCGTGCATATTCATGAAGATACTGATGCTACAACTGCCTATGGGGCAAATATAAAGCATACGACTATTAATGGGGAATCAGTCTCTATAGATTTTGAAATGCCTACAGCTACTGTGCGTTATAACATTCCGGCAAAGCAGGCCAATGATGTTTTTGCGATGGTAAGCGATGTGCATAAACCGGTTAAAGTAATTATGGCATCAACAACTGGTTTTGATGGTGGGATTTACACCTTACAGCCTGAAGACAAAAATAAATGGCTGTTGTTTAAAATCCTAACCGATTTTACTATAAAAGTCCCGGATGGTGTGTTTGCAGCAAATACTCTCATTGAGGGCGAAACTGCAGATATTGGCCAGGCAACTTTTACAGGCGGTAGCGTAACGCTTAATCACGGTACTTCTGAAAACCCAAAAACAGCTGAAAAGAACAGTGTATTTGGATTGAAGTTCAGGTCGGCGACAGAGGTTTCATTATATGGTAAACTCGAATTAAGATAATTATGGGAGCAATTTTAGCAAGCAGGATGAGGCAGCGGTTGCTGCCTTTTACCTCTACATGGAAAACAGATAATATAAGTACTGGGAGTACTGCCGAGAACCAAATTAAGCTTCCACTATATGATGGCGGCATTTATGATTTTAAGGTTGACTGGGGAGATGGGACATCATCACGAATTATTTCCTTTAATCAGGAGGAGGTAACGCATAACTATTCAGCAGCAGGAACATATATTATAACTATAAAAGGTATACTAATTGGATTTAGATTTAACAATCAGGGAGACAGGCTTAAATTATTAAATGTACACCAATGGGGGTGCCTGCGCATAGGTAACATGGCTCGTATTTTTTATGGTTGTGCTAACTTAGACCTAATCGATGTAAGCGATGTACTAAATTTAAAAGGTGTTACTGATTTAAATTATATGTTTGCTCGCTGCAGCTCATTAGCTAAAGTTAACCTAATATCAGACTGGGATGTTAGCACAATTACAAATATGAGCACAATGTTCTGGCAATGTTCAGTTTTTAATAGTCCACTTAATGGGTGGGATACCAGTAATGTTACTGACATGACCAGTATGTTTAATAGTGCTCTATTTTTCAATCAAAACATAAATGACTGGGATGTTAGTAATGTTATAATAATGTTAGCTGTTTTTAGTAATGCATCTTCTTTTAATCAGCCCATAAATAGTTGGAATACAGGTCTAGCAACAAATATGTCAAATATGTTTACAGGTGCATCTTCATTTAATCAGCCTTTAAACAGCTGGGATGTTAGTAAAGTAACCAATATGCAATCCATGTTTTATATTGCGCCCACCTTTAATCAGCCACTGAATAATTGGGATACCAGTAATGTAACAGATATGGCTCAGATGTTTTGCCGAGCAACAGCCTTTAACCAGCCTTTAAACAATTGGAATACCGGCAAAGTTACTAATATGACCAACATGTTTCGGCTTGCTGCTGGTCTTACAGGATTATTTAATCAGGATATATCGTCGTGGGATACCGGCAATGTAACAAATATGTTTTACATGTTTGCCTATAATTCTGTTTTCAACCAGCCATTAAATAACTGGAATGTATCTAAAGTAACAATCATGGATTCGGTATTCAGGCAAAATTTTGCTTTTAACCAGCCATTAGATAATTGGGATACCAAAAATGTAATAAATATGGATGGTATGTTTATTGATGCTAAAGCCTTTAACCAGCCCGTTAATTCATGGAACCTTAGTAATGTTACTTCTATGATAGCAATGTTTCAAAACGCTATAGCATTCAATCAAAATATAGCAGCCTGGGATGTTTCAAAAGTCAACAATTTTACAAATTTTATGTCTGGAAAAACATTATCTGACTATTCTGCTTCAAATTATAACGCATTACTTAATAGTTGGGCTTCACAAAATGTCCTTACAAATAAGTCTATTAATTTTGGCACTATAAAGTACACAGCTGCAGGACAACCCGGCCGTGATTTTTTAACTGCCACAAAAAGATGGAATATTATCGACGGAGGATTATCCACACAATAATTGCGTTCAAAAGTGAAATTTATTCAATCATTAACTGTTTTGCTGTTTGCATTTTTGATACCCGTACAGGGCATACTCATAGCGGTTGGGGCAGCCATAGCCATACATACAGTAACCGGTATTTATAAATCGGTAAGATTGCGGCAATCCTTTATAAGCCGCCGCTTTGCCGATGTTATCCTTAAAATGTTTGTATATGAACTGGTAATACTCATGTTGTTCAGCATCGACTATTTCCTGCTTTCAGAGTTTTTTTGCCTGTGGTTCTCCGTTAATTATTTTTTTACCAAAGCCTGCGCAATGGTGCTCATTTTTACCGAGATGGTTTCTATTAAAGAAAATATAGAACAGGCTCACGGTATTAATATCCTTAAACAATTACGCGAAGCTTTAAAACGTACTAAAGACTTGAAAGATTATGTATTTGACCTGACTAAAAATTCCTGATGGATAACCTAACTTTAACCCGCATAAATTACATGCATCCCGCTGTAAGGCAGGAAGTACTTACTGCTTATAAACACATTAATAACACACTTTTTGGAAAGAATATCCGGTTAAGGTTTACACATACATTACGCACTTTTAATGAGCAGGATACTCTTTATGCTATAGGGCGCACTAAACCTGGTAAAAAAGTAACAAATGCAAGAGCAGGGCAATCTGCGCATAATTACGGATTAGCTTTTGATATCGCCATACTTATTGATAAAAATGGCGATGGCATTTTTGAAACTGCTTCATGGAATACCACGAGCGATGATGATAAAGATGGCACACCCGACTGGACAGAAGCAGTTAACTATCTTAAAAAAGTGGGCTGGGCATGGGGCGGCGAATGGAGATCTTTTCCAGATTATCCGCATTTTGAGAAGACTTTTGGCCACAGCTGGAAGTCGCTTCAGGCAAAATATAATGTAGGAGATGTATTTAGCGAGGTTATTAATGGTATGACTTACAAATGGGTTAACTTATGAGAAAATACATTTACCCCACGGCCATGATTATATTACTGCTGACGCTTATATTTTCTATTGAACGATGCCAGTTTTATAACCAAAATGCCAATGCTAATTTTAAGGCTTTAACCGATAGTATTACGTATTTTACGAATCGGTTAGGTACGCAATCGGCAAGTATTAAAACACTTGAAATAGAAAAATCACTATTAAATCAAAATCTATTAGCGAAGGACAAACAACTCGCAACCTTAACTCAGGAATTTAGCGAGGTTAAAAGTATTATAAGATACAGCCAGACCACAAAATACGATACAATAACTATAACATATAAAGACACAATATCGTGCATTTTTAGCAGGTTTGGCAAAGTAAAGACCAAATGGTACAGGTTTAATTATACCACAAATAATAAAGGGATTACTATAGACAGCTTAACAATAAACAATCAGGCAACTGCAATAACCGGTTTTAAGCGTTCCTGGTTTTTAGGTAAACAAACTTTAACTACTACAGTTACAAATACTAACCCAAATATAACCATAACATCCTTAACATCGGCTCAGGTTATTGTACCTAACCCATGGTATAAAAGGTGGTATGTATGGCTGGGCGCAGGCGTTATAGGTGGAATGTTAACACGATAA